CGGAAATGGTGTAGCGTTTGCAGCCTATTTGAATAACATCCTCACCCCAATAGGATACTGTATGACGAGATGCGCTGATAAATAGCGATTTAGGAACATCGCACCCGTCGCCCAGTTCGCACCAGTCGCCCAGTTCGCACCCGTCGCCCAGTTCGCACCCGTCGCCCAGTTTGCACCCGTAGCCCAGTTCGCACCTGTCGCCCAGTTTGCACCCGTAGCCCAGTTCGCACCCGTAGCCCAGTTCGCACCTGTAGCCCAGTTTGCACCCGTCGCCCAGTTTGCACCCGTAGCCCAGTTCGCACCTGTCGCCCAGTTCGCACCCGTAGCCCAGTTCGCACCCGTCGCCCAGTTTGCACCCGTAGCCCAGTTCGCACCCGTCGCCCAGTTCGCACCCGTCGCCCAGTTTGATATTGCGCGCCTCAAATTCGGAGGATAATTCAGAAAGTTCATTGTACTGAAAGGGTGTCCAGCCTTTGTCTGAAACCCAGAGATAAAGTGTTTTCATGGTTAGTTATCTTTGTGCTTAAATTTTAAAACAGTTTATGGATTAAAATACAACCACCATTGACGGGAACGGAGCACTATTTTTTTGGTCCCCGAATTTTAGCCTCCCCTTTATAAATCTAATTTCCCGTGCTTTGTGGTAAATAAATTCGTGAAAATATCGAGTATCTGTACGCGCCGGAATCAACATTACAACTATTGTGTTGATTTTTTGTGCCTCCATGAAGCATTTACGAACCCATGCGTATATATCCCGACCGTATGGCGGATTGCAAAAAACAGTATTCCCGCCCCAATCTTTTCGGAGCCCGTCCTGCTCTTTGGTGTAGAATTTAACACACTTAGCATTATGCGGGGTGGCGCAAGGATCAAGTGTAAAATGAAATTCACTATTGAGTTTATCATAGAAATCCTGTGGTGTGGCCCACAAATCGGTCTTAGATGAAAACATCGTTTCTGTATTCATAAATTAGTTTTTTTTGTGTTTGACTTTCCAATTCGGTATGCAGGAAATCCAGCCCCAGAACGGTATGCGCCGCTTCAAGTAGTCCGGATCATCCTCATGGTTGTACGCCTCGGTCTCGAAGCAGGTGTAGTAGTACGCGCCCGGATAAGGCGGGATAATCACTTCGATCAGCCACGAAATGCCGTAGCAAATCCATCCGGCGAAGAGAATGCCGACCACCGTAAGCACCCAGCCCCACCACGCGAACGAGTAGCTGATGGCGACGGGCAGGAGGATTGCCGCGGACAGCACGGCCAGTTCGATCTGCTGGGCGCAGTGGATTCCTTCATGGCGGCGCGTAGTCTCGTCCAAATGTCGGTCTTTCGGCTTGCGGGTGAATGCGAATGCAAGCCATGTTACCCAACTGAATCCCTTGAACGGGATCAATTTGTTGTGAACCTCGATAGGCAGTTTCATAGGGTTAATTCATATCCGTTAGTTACCACTCCATCAACTGCTTCGACAAGATTATTCAAGAGCGACGCCCCGAAGCAACTCCATAGGATGCCATATACGCCCTTATATTTGATCTCTGAATATTCTTTGCGGTTGTATTGGATGTTAAGGTAGAACGGAACACCCTCATCATCCTCCATGACTTTCGGCAACACCGCCAGCAGGTCGGCGACAGTAAAGGCGGGGATAAAAGATTCGGGAAATTCTTGATAGGCCAGAATCTTATCCAGCTTACACTCCTGCCAAATTTTGAGCTCATAGTTTTCTTCGTCCACTGTACCACAAACCCATCCCCATTCCCATACCATGCTCGCCTTATCTGCGGGCACTCCCAACTCGATCAGCCGCTTCGACTGCTCGATGCTCGTTACTTGGTCTTTCATCCTCTAAAGTTTTTAAATTCACAACTGTAAAAAACTGATTTCTTGTTACACCAATGCGCCAACCGTTTCTGCTCCTTTGTCGGCTCGATGTTATTATCGAAATCCCGGTAAGGCTGGGCAAACGGGCAGACTTTCAATTTACGCAGGGCGTTGATCCGCTCCAATGATTCATCGACATCTTGTATCAGGCAGTAGACGAAAATGCGATATGGCTTGATACCTCGGCGTCCCAACTCTTTGACACACTTTGTAACCGCCTCCAGTTGGGACATCCGGTCGCAGGCGAACCGGATATGCTGAATCCACTTCACCCGCGCCAGCAGGTCGAGGATGTAGGGATCATCGCACGCCCTCCGGGCATCCAGCCCTTGGTTGAAATCAACCGCGATGCCCATGCGGATTATTTCCTCGATCTGTTCCAGCCCAAAGTCCGATGCCAGCACGTTGTTATCGAGCAATACAGCCCGGCGCTTGTCGCCGATAAACTCCCGTAGCGGAGACGCGGGCCGGATGGCTCCTTCTTTGTGCGGAACAATGCACCACGGGCAGCGGTTCGGACAGCCGCGGGTAAGGAATCCGTAGGCTTCATTTACTCCGTACAGCGAATAATCCGGGCAAATATGCTCGATCTCACCGGGCAATACCGTCGTATAGTCCCGGAATCCCGTCCCGCCCCGGATCACCTCGCAATGGTAGATGTCCGGACAATCGGGCGTGAAAGTGAAAACCTTCGACATACAAACCCGGTCGTAGCGACCGAACATCGGGTCGGCGAACTCTACCGAATCACCCTGCGCTTTATGCCAAGTTGACAGTTTCATCAGCGCGAGGTTCGGGAAGTGGTGACCGTCTATGTCAACCAAACCTATTCGCATAATCCGTATCTCAACATGTTTTCAAATATCCCCATCATCGGGGCCTTTACGATACTGTTTCCGGCCAGCTTGTACTGCTGTGTATCGCTGATTCCCGCAGCTTGTATCTTGTTAATGTCACTATCCGAAACATCCATCAGCCGCAAACACTCGCGGGGCGTAAGGCGGCGGATGCAGCCGGCATAGTCCAGCAGATTGTTTTGTTCCCACGCGCTGCCTGTAATCGTTCCGGGAAGATCCGCTTCGCCGCCTTTGTTGAAGCCGCGTCCCCGCATCAGGATTTTCGGTTCAAGTCCGCCGCCCGATTTCGTCGTTATCGTCGGGCTGATGCCAGTCGGATCGTATACCCGGTATTGCTGTCGGTTCCAGTCCGGTTGCTTCGTTACGCCGATCTGCATCACATAATTATCCTGTTTGCCCATTTTGTGTGCTCTTGCATTTATCGTCATGGCAACACCATTAAGATCGGCTATTTTTGCAGGCTTAAACGGTTCATTTCGGCCTGTCTGCTTTTGCAGAAATTTCAGCATTGTTTCGCTCAGATAATACTTCTCGTCTACCTCCAATTCCAATACGTCTTTCAGCCGCTTTTCCAGCCTGACCGGATGCGGGAATTCATACCAGCAGCCGTTAAGAATGGAGAGCATAAATACACGTTCCCGGTTCTGCGGGACGCCGTAATCTTTGGCGTTGAGTATTTCCGTATAATTGACATAACCGAGCGAGCGAAGCCACGATTCCCATTTGAGAAACAGCGGACGGTATTTCTCCGATATGAGGGCTTTCACATTCTCCATCAGCAGGAATTTAGGATGCTTGGCCGCGATCGGCCGACGGCATTCCCATAACAGGGATGAACGGGTGCCCGAATCTTCTTCGAAACCCTTCTGCTCTCCGGCGATGCTGATGTCGGTACACGGAAACGAGTAGGTGAACAGATCGAAGTCCGAAACGACGTTCCAATCGATTTTCGTGATGTCGCCGTAATTTCGGTCTGCCAGCTCCGGGAATACTGCATCGTGAGCCTTAATCGCCCATTTGTCAATCTCCGACCAGCCCACGCACTCGTAGTCCGCGCCGATGTCCCGAAGAGCCATCAACTGACTGTCATAGCCGGAAAAACTTGTGAATACTCGTAATTTCATAGTCATAATCCATAATAACTCATGCAGCTGTCTTTCCCACCCGAAAAGGTTACTATGACTTTCATTTTATCATTCGTTAAAGGTTAACTGAGGGGACTGGCGTGACTGCAAAACTTATCTGCCAAATACTAAAATGGCGGCATCTCTTGAGTGCTCCGAGGTATTCCCCTGCCACTTCGTAAGAGCTTTGAATTGTGCTGCGGATAGTTTCGTACGATTATTCTTAGGAGCAATCATCCGATATTGCATGCCTTGCTCCTTGCACCAACCTTCCCAAATTGATGCATCTCGACAAACGCTTCCGGCTCCCTTCAGGCGCTCTCGTCCCGTATTGCCAAACCATTTGCGTTGGCGAGCATCTTCGATGAACAGTCGAATACTATCTTTGCCCCGAATGTCGGAGATCATTTTCACGCGCTCCATTGCCTGGGTGATCGTCATGGTGCTCACTTCCGCGAGGTATTTTGTGTCCGAATGCCATACCGCGAAGCCTGTATGTACTCTCGTATCAATGCCTATGTACGTCATAGTTCGTTCATAGATTAAAAAGCCATCCTATCTCTTTCCACTCCTCGGCGGTCAGCAGCTCGCCCCGGCGTTCCCGATCGGCGCGCTCCTCCTCCCTCTTTAGCTTCTCGGTTTTGTGGCGGTCGCGTTCGATGCGTGCCAGTCGGTCGGCTCGATATTCGAGAAACACCTGCAACGCCTCGGTGATGACAAGCGGGTCTACCGTGCCGTAGAAATGCCCGTAATGCCCCGCCTTGAAACGCTGGAAAAAGAGCATCAACTCCGATAGTTTCAGATAACCGAAATTGTCTGCTATGACCGCCGCCACCGCGTCCGTGATGCGTGAAAACTCCTCCTTGCCCTTCACGCCGCAGAAGTTCACCAGATCGGTAAGCTGAATATCCAGCCACGAATCGAGCGTATCCCCACCGTAGGCTTTCCGCACCTGCCACAGGGACGGCGCATCCCCCGTGAAGCAACGGTCGATATTCGCGGCGCAATAGCGCTGCACGCCGGGGTTAAAACGCTTAAGCATCACCGCCGCCGTCCGTCCCCATTTCCCGCGCCATTGTGCGAGCAAGGCGCGCTCTGACCCGCTCTTCGCAACGGCGCATGAACTCGTCGCTGGTAATGTCGCCATGAGCGACCCGATTGTCTGCATTTCTGCCATAGTCGTTTGTCGTTTTCAGCGGGAATATCCCCGCCCAGTTATTAGCCTTGGACTGCTCGATAATCCCTCGGGCAGTATCCGCATTGCCCCCGGAAAGTTCCATAAGCCGCGCATAGAAGCTCTCGAAGCCCCGCTGTCGATAGGTCTGTCCGCGTTCAGACTTGTAGGCAAGCCAATCCGCCACAATGGGTTGGAACGTAGGTTCGACAGCCGAGGTGTCAAGCGTGCACCGGGATTTTTTCGGAAAAAAGTCGTTTAGCCACGTCTGGAAATAGACGTTTTTTGCAAGCTGGGCATGGTATCCTAATTTAACATAATCAATGGTCAAACCATCCGTCTTTTTGCAAAAGTCATTATAGTCGTCAGCAAGCGACTTGCGTTTTCCCTTAAACCCATCCCAAAGAGTTACGAACTCTTCGGGGATGCCCGTAACCTCTTCCCCCTGCAAAGGGGGATTATAGGGGGTATTATATGTTTGGTTTAGTTTATCTTCTATATAAGAAGTATCGTCTGTTTTAGGTGTCCCGTTAGGTGTACCTTTAGGTGTCCCGTTAGGTGGGACTATAGGTGGTAAATTTGAACACCTAAAAGTGTATTTGCATTTATCGGCACGACCTTTTCCGCCGCCGGAGAATGAGATCAACCCAGCCTGCATAAGACGATTTTTGGCTGCGCGCAAACTCTTAGGTGACACCCCTACATTGATCGACGTCCGTGCGTCGGAATGCGTGAAGTTATCCGGCCAGCCTAACCGATTCGCTTGTTCTACAAGGTAGAAGTAAAGCCTCGATTCACAGCAGCCAAATTGCCACGTTGCATCAAGTTGCCAAAATTTTCGTATCAGGTCTAAGTAATTCATTCTATGTCCGTGTTACAGCCACACTTTTTGATGTTGCATTTCCCGCTCGATGAAAGAGATCCATTCATTATCCTCGGGGCTTGGTAAGTTGATGCCCGCCTCCATTGAAGCCCAATTACGGAACCGATCTATTGCTGTTGTCATCTCTCCTGTATCAAGGTCACGACTTGACCGGAGCCTTTCGACCTCCTTGTGCATCAGCTTGTCGTATTCGACGCGCACAAATAATTCCGGGTTGCATAGCCGTTTGAAATATTCCTGTTTGACATATCCTATCGGATTCCCGGTTTGCATGGCGAATTCGCCAAGAATACAATGAAGATATTTATTTTGAGAAGACGTCCTGACTGGTTTTTTATCCGTCAGCTCAACAATACATCTCCTTGAAATTAAGGAGGCAACCCGATGTTTGAAGCGCTCCCGGTCGATGTCGGTGTTCAGATCGTAAACCATACGGCGCTACATCAGAAAGGCAGGTCATCCACATCTTCGGCGACCGGCAAATCTGCAACCTGGTCGGGAGTGGGTTCCGAGGGACGGAACACCACAGCCTTACCTCGGCCTACATACGTCCGCTTGTCCTTGCGTTCGCGCTCCTCTTTCGACTGCCGGATGAACACGCAGTGCGTATTCTCGTACTGGTCAACCTCGCGGAGCTCAGATACGCAAATGCCGATGTACTTCTTGCCGTTTTCGGCAACAAAAATCTTGTCCTTGGGAATGTCGCTGACACACAGCGACACGTTAATCAGTTCTGCCATTGTTTATTGCTTTTTGAAAGTGGTTTTGACGGTCGTTTTGCTACTACGGGCTGGAGGGAAAAGAACCTCGCCCGTATCAGGGTCTGCCATTCCGGTACGCGGTAGTTTTTTCAGCATCTCCTCGCGCTCCTTGATGTCGACCTTGAGGGCTTCCAGCGTCTTGTACATATCGTTCAGCCGGCTGTCGCCGCACATCGAATAGTCGTACTTGACGCCCGATTCGGCCTCCTCCAGTCGGCAGTCTCCGAACTGATGCGATTTGCCGTATTTGGCAAGCTCCCGCAGCGTGATGTCGCGCACGTAGGTGTTCTCCTTGAAGAGCTTGATGGCGGCCTCCATACGGCTGATATTGATGTGAGCCGTGATCGGGTCTACCTCCCCGTTTACAACCGAGGAGATAGCCCGGGCGGCCAGCTCGGCGGCGGGCGTCGATTCCCGCAGCAACATTACCTGTGCTTCCATATCACTTTGCATTTTTGCGTGCCTGACGATATGATTCGAAGAGCGCCGAGAAGCGATCCACGACTTCGGCATCGGCGTCGCGGTATTTCAGCAGGCGTGCCCCTGCGTCAAAATCTGCGGCATAGTTGTCAGTCGTGAGAACCCCGTACATCCATTTCAGCAGCTGATCGCAGGTGATAGGGTCATCCAGGTGTTCCATAGTAATTCGTTTGCGGGCAGGTGCCGGAGCGTTGGCCGGGGTCTCAGTGGATTGTACAGTTTTTGCACTTTGCGCAGCTACCCGGTTGGTATTCTCGGTTCGCCGCTCGTCCGTGTCTGCATCTTTTGTATCGTCGATGCAAAACAACCCGTTAAGGGCATATTTGCGAGCGTAGCTCGACGCTGTACCGGTGATTTGTGCCCCATCCATCCCTTTCTTGTCGAAATCTTCACGGGCAAAAGCAGTGGCCGTCGCCGATTCTCCGGAGGCGTTGGTGATGCGCGCCGTGGCTTTCACGTAGTAGCGATCGCCGACATTGACAATGTCATCGCAAAGGTTCAACGCGCATTCATGCGCTTTGAGCAGCGGTTTGACTGCTTCGAGAATATCCTCGCAGCTCCGATACTTGTATTTCCCGAAACTGTTATACTGCCCCTTGGGAGCTTTCAATTCCGACTGGATAGCGATTAACTCTTTCATAAGCCTACTCGTATTTAATGGTTATCACGGCTTTGCTCCGGTCGATGCCTATGCACCCTTCACGCACAACCTTATGGATTTCTTTATCCGCAAGACGTCGTGAGTACTTCGCGCTAAAGATGGTAATGTTGCCAATGGCAACTTCAATGATTGTCCTCATTGTTATAAATTGTTTCGTTTTGCGTAATTTTTCAACCGGGCCATATGCCCGGGCCATATCCGGCCGTCAATATCGGTGACATTAATAACCTCGATGCTGTCTTCACACCCGGTTTGCACCTCCTCGAAACATCCGGCGAAGACATCGTATCGGCGTTCATAAACAGGCATATAGTGATGCCTCGCCTGAATGTCATAGATTTTGTATGCAACCGAATAGACCCGGCCGTCTTCATCACCGCGCATATCCTTCTGAATGGCTTCGCGGATAGCCCGATAAATCAACTTTAGGTCTACCTCCATCAGCGTTCTGGCCCTCTGGGAGAATGTCGACCGCTGGCCAGTTATATGTTCGCTCGGAATATCATGATACTCTTCGAACGTCAGCACCGGGGACGTGGTTGTCGTGTAATATTGCGTGTTCATGGGCTATCGTATTTCAACCCGGTAAATACGGGGCTTGTTCTCGTTCTTCAATGCCCGGTAGATGGCCTTGGATTGTATCCGGACAGCCTTTGACCGCAGGCGGTATTGGGCTCGCCAAATGCGCCCCTTTATCGTCGTCCACACGCATTTAACCGTGATTTCCGTAAACTCATTCATGGCTTTCGAATATTGAGGTTAGCAATTTTCCAATCTCACTTGTACGGTGCTGATTGGATAGCACCCAGCCGAATACCACGGCAATCGGCGCTATGAACGCCAACAAGGTGATAAGATGTGCCATAGCGGCCTGTTTTAACGGTTGGACTTGGAGGGGAATACCCGGCTTACGAGTATGGTGCCGACAACGACAGCATACGCGGGATAGAGCACGCGGAACTGAGCAAGGAAACAGCCTAAAGCATGCTCCTCGCACGTGGCGCGGATAACGTTGGTGTAATCGACCCTATCAGATGAAAATAGGGGTTTGTTGGCCTTCAGATGGCAACGGTAGAATGCGGTGCGGCTTTTCTTCGCGCGCGGTGTGGTCTGGGTGTTATTTACCCGGGTACCACTTGTGTTGTTCTGTCGCATTTGTTGAACACAAGTTAGGTTAATGTATGGTATAAAAAGAGGGCGTGCCCCCTAATTCTTGCGACAGAACCACAACTACGTAGCGTAGAAGTGCAACGGGAACACGCCCAAAAGACGTTCGTATATTTCTAATGACTACGTAAAGTAGTTCTGTCGCAACAGCAAAGATAGAAAATCATTTCGAATCTGCAAAATTATTTGCCATCGGCATCGAAAAAAGGTATCGACGGCTTCTCCTTACGGGCGATTCGGTACATCATTTCAGCCTTTGCGCCGTTGATGATCTTACCCGCAATGTTAGCAATCTCCGATGCCTCTTTGATCTCGATCTCTCGTGCCCGAAGCTCTGCATACACGCGGCCCAAATCGGCCGTCAATTCCCGGATGTTCTTAATCTCTTTCATCGTTTTGTTGTTTTTTGATTTCTCGGTATAACTTTAGTTGAATACGTTTGTAGTCGATTGTTTCGGGGGTTACGGGGAGGTTGCAGCGCTTTAGTTTATCCATTAAATACCCGTCAGTCAGATTCTCGCGTTTCTTTCGGTCATACGCCCGGTACATTTCGAGATTAGCTGCGTAATACTTGCTGGCATTCGCCCGGTACTTTTCGAGATTAGCGGCGCGCCACTTACGGTGCTTTTCCCGCGCCTTTTCGGAATTAGCTGCGTAATACTTTCTGGCATACTCCCGACACTTTTCGGAATTGGCTGCGTAATACTTGCGGTCATACTCCCGACACTTTTCGGAATTGGCCGCGTAATACTTGCGGTCATACTCCCGGCACTTTTCGAGATTAGCGGCGCGCCACTTACGGTGCTTTTCCCGCGCCTTTTCGAAATTGGCTGCGTGCCACTTACGGTTATTTTCCCGCGCCTTTTCGAAATTGGCTGCGTGCCACTTACGGGACTGCTCCGCCTTGCATTGTTTGCAAATATGGCTATGACCTAATACGCATTCCTTATTCTTCGCAAACTCTTCCAACGGCTTTTCCTGCCCGCATTTGCGGCAGACGCGGGTAATGTCATCCATAATTTCTTACTTTTAGGGGTTATTCGTAGATAGGACGCCAGCCGACAATACTACTATGGCGGTAATACTATTGCGACGCAGGGAGGATTAGAACAGCCGCCCCTGAACATTATCATCCGGACGCCTCACAGCATCCGCCCACCGCTCGTGTACGAACATCTTTTCTACGCGTTTTATCGTTTTTGATGATGAATAGGTGCATGCTTTGTCAATACTCGCAAAGCATATAAAGTCGTCCGGCATGGAATATTCCGAAACGAACACCGGGAATTCCATGCTGCGCAGCCATCTATAAAATCGTTCATGGTCGAAATCGTCGATATACCCCGACGTGTTAGCATACGGCGGGTCGCAGTATACCGTCGCGCCCGGCGGTATAGCAACATCGCTGTAATCCTTTCGGGACAGTTTCAGTCTTTCCAGACTTTGCAGACTTTTCAGTCTTTCCAGACTTTTCAGTCTTTCCAGTCTTTCCAGACTTTGCAGACTTTCCAGACTTTGCAGACTTTCCAGTCTTTCCAGACTTTGCAGACTTTGCAGACTTTCGTTTAAGGGCGCCCACGGAATAGTTAACGCCGGTAAAATTTCTTGCAACTTCTCGTATTGTTCAGAGGATGGCAACATCCATTGAGATTCGCTAAAATAATGCCTACCCATATAATTCCCAAGGCGTCGGTCGACATCTTTTTTCGTAAGACCGGATAATTTCAGGGCGTTCTGTAAATATTTTCGCAAATACGCTGATTTAACCCGAAAAACATCTGTATGTATCGCCTTTGTATTCAATGTGCCGTCCGCATTGTATTGAGGTGCCACGTCGCACGCTGCGCACAACTTCAGCACCTTTTGCGTCAGCTCTCCTATTTTATCACGGACTTTTGCAAATTCCCGGACAAATCCTTTCCATGCCAACCGCGCGCTCGTGGGCGTTCCCGCGGAAAATATCGCGTGCATGTGTTTTTTGAACCGCTCAACCTCCGGAGCATACATATATGTCTTCATATCGTTCCCAAAGCTCCAGCAAAGACGCACGTAGGGGTCGTCATCTTTGAGACGGAGGAAATCCTCCCGACTGATCCATCGACATTCATTCCGGTATTTCCCATCGATGGCATCACGGAAGACTTGGGGATATTCCGTAATATCGTTTGCAATGAAACGTCCGAATTTACCAGACAATATGGCAGCGTGAGTTACCGCACATCCTCCGGCGAACAAATCCACGAACGTATGCGACGCGGGAAGATTCGAAATAACCCATTTCGCAATACTATTCTTAGAACCCTTATAAGGTAATCCGTAATTCATAACTAATCTAAATTCAATGCCATCCTCCGCGACCTCTCGGCATTCTTGAGGTAGCGTGTTTTGTACTTCTCATTGGCCTTGTCGGGTGTAACCCAAAGCACCGTGTTGTTGTCGAGCCGTAAAGGCACCAGTCCTTTGTCTTTGAGCTCTTGAAGATATTTATTCATGGTCGTTTGATTGTATCCAAAAGAAGCGGGGGCTTCTGACTGCCCCCGCGGTGGCGGCGTTACTGTGCTTCGCGCCGCCGATTTGCGTTCTTTATCTCCCGTTTCGTGGGCTTAGCCCGCCTCGGCCTTGCTACTTCCTTCACGCAGCCTCGGATTGTCGAGGGATATACCCTCTGTCAGCTTCCGTTGTGACAGACGCCCAAGCGCCCGATCAAACTCACAACATTAGGGTTAGAACCCCGTTGAGCTACCCGGATTCGAACCGGGAGTACCGCCTCCAAAGGGCGGTGTGTTAACCATTACACCATAGCTCAATAAAAGCCGCCTGAATCTCCACTCACCCGCGCCACCGCGCAGGGCTTCGATCTCGGCGGCACACCATCCGCGGGCTTCACAACTGGCCAATGGCAAATACCAAACTTAAAATGCGATTTGCGGATTATTGGCAGGAATCCGCGACCTGTGGCATATAGTACTCGTTAAACTGTGTCGGCCGCCCGTCTTCCGTAACGGCCTTCTGTTTGTTCGAGCAAATGGAATATCCCATTTTCCGGAGCCGACTGATGATCCGGCGCAGCTCCGTTGTGTGGTACAGCCTCTCAGCCTTGCGAACAGTCAGCCTGCCGCCGGCCTTGAGATAGGCCAGAATCTTACTTTGCGGTTCGTACGTCATAGCCCTTGATGTATTTGCCGCTTTTCCCACGGGTACGGTCGAATTTCCTGAGCCTGCCTTCCAGTTCGTCGATGCGCTTGTACAGGGTATCACGTGCTTGAGTGAGCGCCAATACCTCGTGTTCCCGCTCGATAAGGCGTCCATCCGCTTCATTGCGCTCGCAAAGGCATGTAGCAAGCCGCACCTCCAGGTCTTCGATCCGTTTCCACATTTTCCACCTGGGCGTCAGGTCGAAGCATAGAAATCTCCTCTTCCTCAAAGTGTTCTTCTCCATAGTATAATTGTTTTAAGGTGTTGCAAATAAGCCCGCGCGCACTGTAACTTTAAACTCCATTTCAAAACTGCGCCACCGAAAAACGCACGCGGGCAAGATGCAGACCTCACGCCTAAAATGAAATAACCCACTGCTGAAAGAACGGTGCGCAAGGTCTGCCATAGAGCCTGGATAGGCAGTCAAGCCACACCAGGCGTAATAATCAATACGGCTCTCCGGATTACTCCGGGTCATCGCTCGTTCATTGGTATTTATCTGTTGCCAGCCCTTCTGCGCCAAGTCGCTCGCCGGGTTTTACATCCGCTCGGATGGTTCTCGTGTATCAATGTGTCAAAGAACACAGAAATTGCTTTTGCCTTGCGGCGGGGTTAGTGCCAGCAATCAAACCCCTCACCTATGCGGTGGCTATCTTGGAAGTGCGGCAGGATTCGAACCTGCAACCTGCGCCCGGAAATGCAAGGTCTTTCAACCTCTGTGCTTCTATTTCGCATCCCTGCACCGCTCTACCTTTGAGCTACACACCTCGTGCTTTTATTTGTCCTTTACCTTCTCAACCTTCCACGTCTTGTGCATGGTGGCGATCAGGTCTATATACCCTTTGTATTCCTCCATCTGCTCGGGACTATAGCCTTCGGCCTCGCCAATTTTTCGGAAATGCTTCTGCCACTCGGAAATGGTGTAGCGTTTGCAGCCTATTTGAATAACATCCTCACCCCAATAGGATACTGTATGACGAGATGCGCTGATAAATAGCGATTTCGGAACATTGCACCCGTCGCCCAGTTCGCACCCGTAGCCCAGTTCGCACCCGTCGTCCAGTTTGCACCCGTCGCCCAGTTCGCACCTGTCGCCCAGTTTGCACCCGTAGCCCAGTTTGCACCCGTCGCCCAGTTTGCACCCGTAGCCCAGTTTGCACCCGTCGCCCAGTTTGCACCCGTAGCCCAGTTTGCACCCTTCGCCCAGTTCGCACCCGTAGCCCAGTTCGCACCCGTCGCCCAGTTCGCACCCGTAGCCCAGTTTGCACCCGTAGCCCAGTTCGCACCTGTAGCCCAGTTTGCACCCGTAGCCCAGTTCGCACCCGTCGCCCAGTTCGCACCCGTCGCCCAGTTTGCACCTGTAGCCCAGTTTGCACCCGTAGTCCAGTTCGCACCCGTAGCCCAGTTCGCACCCGTCGCCCAGTTCGCACCTGTCGCCCAGTTTGCACCCGTAGCCCAGTTCGCACCCGTCGCCCAGTTC